AGAAATTTTCGGAGACTTTGGTTACTTCGAAACTAGCATTCAATTTTTTGACTACTTGAACCGACTGAAAAACTGTGACCTATTGGTAATTGATGAAATAGGTTCAGGGCGAGTTACGCAAGTATCCTATAATCATTTTTATGATTTAGTGAACTACCGCGTGGATAATAATCTTGCAACTATTTACACTACTAATTACAATGACGAACAAATTAAGGACGTTTTAGGTGAACGACTTTATAGTCGCATTTATGACATGTCGACTGTTATTGAGTTCAGTGCATCTAATGTTCGGGGATATACAGCAAAGGAGGTAGCTAAATTTGAAAAACGCTGAACGGTACATGGTACTAGATATTAATAACGTTCCCATTATTTATCGAAATGTTTTGGGTAACGTAGTGAAGTGCTGCGCAATTAAACCAATAGGACCTGTTTACGATTTAGACAATTTGCTACTTACGGAAGAGGAAATTAAGCAGTATGATAGCCGGCTACTGGTTTTTGCTTATCGTTATAAGAAAAGAGGTTTTTATGAATTTACGTTGGAAAAAGCGTTTGACTAGTCCGTATATTACTATCCCTGTCCTAATTTTTGCATGCTTACTATTTGGTTTTTCCTTAGGATACCGAGCTTCTGTTAGTCGTAAAGTTGAGGAAGCTCCTAAAGTGCGTCCTTACTATATTACAATGGACGAGACTGGTGCGTGGTTAGGAGATAGTCCTGGACATAAGTTTTTCCCTTTACATGATGCGCAAGGTAATAGATTAGGAGGGAAGTTAAACAATGATTCAGCTACAAGTACTGAATAAAGTGCTACAGGACAAGAGCCTTTCCTTACTGAATAATAATGGCATCACTAGTGAGTATTTTAGTGACTACGGTCCTGAATACGAGTTCATTATTAATCACTTTAAGGAGTATGGTAACGTTCCGGATGATGAGACAGTTTTGGAGCATTTTCCAGGATTTGAACTACTTAACATTTTAGAGAGTGACCAGTACCTTGTGGATAAGATTAGGGAAGAGCATTTATATGATGCGTTAGTACCTATTTTGACGCAAGCTGCTGAGGACATGCAAACGGATTCCAGTGTCGCTGTATCTAATATCCTACCTAAATTAGAAAACTTAATTCAAAAGTCTAAATTTGTAGGAGGAGTAGACCTTACAAAGGGAGCCTACGACCGTTTTAATTGGGCGATGGACATTGCGGATAAAGCAGGTGACTTGCTAGGAGTACCTACAGGATTTGAACTTTTGGACGATGTGCTAGGCGGTATGTTACCGGGTGAGGAACTAATAGTCATTGTAGGACGACCGGGACAAGGTAAGTCCTGGACTTTAGATAAGATGATGGTTAGTGCTTGGCAGAATGAACAATCCGTACTTTTGTACTCCGGTGAAATGAGTGAAATGCAGGTAGGTGCACGGATTGATACTTTGCTGTCTAATGTTAATATTAATTCGATTACTAAAGGAGTATGGACTGACAAAGAGCTGGAGCGTTATGAAGACCATATCGAAGTTATGCAAGGAAGCAAAACTCCTTTAGTAGTAGTTACTCCAATGATGATTGGCGGTCGAAACATGACGCCTGCTTTGCTGGATAGTATGATTCAAAAATATAAGCCTAATGTAGTAGGTATTGACCAGCTATCACTAATGAATGAATCTATACCTAGTAGGGAGCAAAAGCGTATTCAGTACGCTAATATTACGATGGACTTATACAAGTTGTCCGCAAAGTATAGCATTCCTATTGTGTTAAATGTTCAAGCAGGGCGTGCAGCTAAAGAAAGCGGCAATGATACTATTCAATTAGAGCATATCGCTGAAAGTGATGCAGTAGGTCAAAATGCTAGTCGAGTTATTACTATGCAACGGGACGAAGCTAATGGTATTCTACGGCTATCCGTAGTGAAAAATCGGTACGGGGAAGATAATAAAACTATTGAGTACATGTGGGACGTTACAACAGGAACCTACACGCTTATAGGTTTTAAAAATGACGACGAGGACGAGGATAGTTCAAGTTCTAGTCCTGTTACCCTTAAAGCTCGCAATTCCTCTAGCCGTTTGCAAAAGCAAGTAAGTAGGGAAGGAGTGGAAGCATTTTGAAAGTCAACGGATTATACATCGACGCAACTTGTGAACAAATTATTCAAAAACTTACTTTTGAACTAGAGCACGATTATGGTCAAACTCTTTTTACCCGAACAAAAAGTTTAGGCTCTAATATGCAATTCTCTTGTCCTTTTCACGGTAACGGGATGGAGCGTCATCCCTCTTGTGGTATGAGCAGAGATGTATCTTACTCCGGCGGCCGTGTAATTGAAGCAGGTACTGTTCATTGTTTTACTTGTGGATATACAGCAAAGCTAAATGAATTTGTTAGTGACTTGTTCAATCGAAAGGACGGAGGCTTTTACGGCAATCAGTGGCTTAAACGTAATTTTGCCTCCGGAGAAGAACAAGTAAGACCTTTATTAGATTTAGGATTTAATAAAAAGTCCAAAGATACGAAGCCTAGCTATACTACTATTACGGAAGAGGAGCTGGAAAAATACCGTTGGGTTCATCCTTACATGTATGAGCGCAAACTTACGGACGAAATTATCGAACTATTTGATATCGGTTATGACAAGTTACATGATTGTATTACAATGCCAGTTAGGGATATGCAAGGTAACACCGTATTTTTTAATCGGCGGAGTGTAGGACAAAAGTTTCACAAGTACGGAGAAAGTGACCCTAAAACTGAATTTTTATACGGCGCTTACGAAGTCCTTAAATACCGAGATAGGTTTGAAGATAGTTCGAAATTATATGTAACGGAGTCTGCTATAAACTGCCTTACTTTATGGACATTAGGTATTCCTGCTGTAGCTCTTATGGGAGTAGGCGGTGGGAACCAGTTTGAGTTACTAAAGAATATGCCCTTTAGGACTATTGTACTTGCACTTGACCCGGATAATGCTGGCGACATAGCAGCAAGAAAAATCCGTAATCGTTTAAGGAATAGCAAGGTCGTTTACTTCCTAAACTACCCGCAAGAGTTCTGGGAAAATAAATGGGATATCAACGACTATCCAAATTTAATAAATTTTAACGATTTAGTCTTGTAATTTATTACACAGTAATATATAATGTAACTATAAAGAAAATTTCTTTTAGGAGAACAAACAATGAACAACCTTACTAATATTTCTACTAAGTTCGTCAACGATACTGTCGAATGTGTAGGCGTACTCCCTGACGCTCAGTGTGTAGCTCTGTACAATACTGACCCTAACGGCGCACTAGCTGTCCTGTATCGTAGATACGCAGGTATGCTTCATCGCATTGGTCAAAAGTATTTCAGTTTTTCCCGTCAGGACGTGGATAGCTTTGTATGGACAACGCTAGACAAGGCTCTTAGTACTTTTAACCCTCAATCTGGAGCAAACTTTGCTACTTATGTTACACGGCTAATGAACAACACAATGCGCAATGAGTATCGTGCGTTAAAGGTTACTTCTGTGCAACGGGATTGGTTTGTGGACGTACAATGGGAAAGTACTACTGTAGACAGTGAGCAAGAAAACTACAGCCCGTTTTATAGTCAGTCTATGAACGAGGACTGGTCAGTTATTGACATTGCTACGTCCTTACCTACCTTGCCGCTTACTAAAAATCAGTACGCTTACATTGAATGTATTATTAGTAATGGAGCAGAAATGACGGATGCGCAAGTAGCGCGAGAAATTGGAGTTACTCGTGCATCAGTAAAAGCTATTAAAACCTCGTTAGCTAAAAAGTTAGATAATTTCTTTTAATGAGGTTTACTAAATGCACCTAAATGGTGTATATTAAGGTATAAGGAAAACTTAAAGAACTTAAAACCTTATAACACTTTAACACTTTTAAGGAGGACCATATATGGGTCGAGTTAGTATTAGCAATTCTGGTTCCTTTAGTTCCGGAAATGCGAATGGATTTTTCAGTTTAGCAGATGACAAGGATTCTGCTGTAGTTACCTTTCTGTACGAGGACCCAGATGGGGAGGATATGGATTACTTTGTAGTCCATGAAGCCGAAGTGGATGGTCGACGCCGGTACGTAAATTGTAATGCGATTGGCGAGGACGGTGAAAGTATTCATCCTGAAAATTGTCCACTTTGCCAAGAAGGCTATCCTCGAGTAGAGAAACTGTTCTTGCAGCTTTACAATGAAAACACTGACCAAGTTGAAACATGGGATAGAGGTCGCAGCTATGTTTCCAAAATTGTAACGCTAATTAATAAATACGGACCTCTTGTAGGACAACCCTTTGAAATTGTTCGCAGCGGTAAAAAGGGCGACCAACGGACTACTTACGAGTTCTTCCCGGAGGAAGCTGACCCGGATGTAACCTTGGATGATTTCCCAGAGAAAAGTGAACTACTAGGAACCCTTATTTTAGACCTAGATGAAGAGCAGATGTGGGATGTCGTAGATGGTAAGTTCACTCTGGACGATAATCGAGGACGTTCCGGTTCCCGGTCTAGTGGGCCTACTCCTCGCCGAGGCTCCAGTCGTAATTCAGGGTCTAGTTCACGTGACGCTCGTCCTGCGGTATCCCGTCGAGGAGCAGCAGCTACTAGCGGTCCTCGAACTAGAGGTGGTCGGTTCTAATACAGGAAGCAGTAGCTTCCTTTTTATTTACGAAGAAAGGATAACTTATGGTACAAAAAGGTCTGTTCGGTGTACGTCCTAGGGACGGAAGAAAGGGTGACAAGAAAATTCTTTCGCAAAAGCGTAACCGAAAGGATTCAGTAGAACTGACTTATATTAGTGGGGATGCTTTAACTGACGCAGTAGCTCGGGCGCGAACAATGTCAAAGCGCATTTTAAAGGATGTACTACCTAGGCTGGAGCTAGTAGATACGGAGGAGCGACTGGATGAATATATCGGTAACTGTATTGAAAATGGAGTTGTAGCCCTGGACGTAGAGACCAACGGTAAGGACTCTATTCATGATGATTTAGTAGGTGTGTGTTTATACACGGAAGGAGAAAAGGCTATTTATATCCCACTTAATCATCGCAGTAATTTAACTAAACAACGCATCAAGCAGCAGATTGACCCTAAAGTGATGAAGGAGTTTATCGAAGAAATGATTGAGTGCGGAGTTAAGTTCGTGTATCATTTAGGTAAGTTCGATATTAGCAGTATCTTTTGGCAGCTAGGTATTAGGATGCCTGACCCGCTATGGGATACTTATATAGCATCCAACTTGTTAAATGAAAACGAGCCGCATTCATTAAAACTGCTTCATGCTAAGTATGTACGGGAAGACGAAAATGCAGAAGTAGCTAAATTTAATGACCTGTTCAAAGGTATACCGTTTAGTTTAATACCTACAGATGTAGCTTACATGTACGCAGCCTATGACCCGTTACAGACTTACGAGCTTTACAAGTTCCAGGAGCTTTATCTTACTCCAGGAACGGAGGAATGCAAGTCTTGTAATTTAGAACATGTCAGTGAGGTCTACCAAAATATTGAACTTCCCCTTATTAAAGTCTTATTCGATATGGAGTCCTATGGTGTAGCCTTGGACGAGCAAAAGCTCGCTGAAGTTAGAGCAGACTTCGAACAAAAGATGGAACAAGCTGAGGAATTGTTCAATTATGAAGTAGCTAAATATGCGCAGGAAATTGAAGACTTGCGTACGATTAACTTTGAACAATATCAAAAGCTTACACTGAACGGAAAAGGGGAAGTCACTGTATCTATTTCTAGTAGCGCACAGCTAGCTATCCTATTCTACGACATCTTAGGACTAAAAAGTAACGACGACAGGAGTCCTAGAGGAACGGGTGTAGACATTGTGGCAGCTTGGGATATTCCTATTGCAAAAGCCCTGCTTCAATATCGTAAATATGCAAAGCTAGTCTCTACTTACATGACACTAGACGAATACTTAGCTAAGCCGGATAATCGAGTACATACTAACTTTAAACAGTATGGAGCTAAGACCGGGCGTATGTCCAGTGAAGGACCTAACTTACAAAATATTCCGTCACGTGGCGAAGGCGCAGTCGTGCGGCAAATCTTTGCAGCTAGTCCAGGTCACTATATCATCGGCAGTGACTACTCTCAGCAGGAACCTCGTTCCCTTGCGGAGTTAAGTGGTGACCAAAATATGATTCACGCTTACGAACAAAACTTGGACTTATACGCTGTAATTGGTTCGAAATTGTATCACACTGAATATGAAAACTGCTTGGAGTTTAATTCAGACGGGACTACTAACCCGGAAGGAAAGAAACGCCGTAACAATGTGAAGTCCGTTCTTTTAGGACTGATGTACGGTCGAGGCGCTGCGAGTATTGCCGAGCAAATGAATGTAAGTGTTAGGGAAGCCTCTAAGGTTATGGAGGACTTTTTCAAACAGTTCCCTAAAGTTGCTGACTACATTGTTTTTGTTCAACAGCACGCGATTGATTATGGTTATACGGAAACTGCTATGGGACGCAGAAGACGATTGCCGGACATGAGCTTACCGCAGTATACGTTTGAGTACGTGGACGCTAGCAAAAATGAAAACTTTGACCCGCTAGATTTCGATGGTGAAGCTGATGGGTCTACTGAAGTTCCGGAATATATCGTGGAACAGTACTGGGCCGAATTAGACCGGGCTTGGGGTTTTAAAAAGCGTAATGAAATTAAAGCACGTGCTTTGGAGGAAGGAATTAAGATTCACGACAACGGCGGTAAGATAGCGGATGCAGAACGACAATGTTTGAACTCCGTTATTCAAGGAACTGCCGCTGACATGACTAAGTATGCTATGATTAAAGTACATAACGACCCAGAACTGAAAAAATTAGGGTTCCACTTAATGATTCCAGTACACGACGAGTTATTAGGTGAGATACCTAAGGAAAACGCAAAACGAGGAGCGCAGCGACTTACTGAGGTTATGATTGAAGCAGCTAAGGATATTATTAGCTTACCTATGAAGTGTGACCCAAGTATTGTTGAGCGTTGGTACGGACAAGAAATCGAACTATAGAAAAGGAAAAATATTATAATGAAAAAATTCGTAAACATTTATACAGTCCTCTATTTACTAGTAGGTATCTTAGGGACATTAGTTACAGTATGGTTTACCCCAATTACTGTAGGACCTATTACTATCCCGCCGTCAAGTTGGTTAATGGGATTTTCGTTCCTGCTTATTACACTTATCCAGGACGCTTACGGGTCTAAAGTCTCCGAGCGGATGATTTGGATTTTATTAGCAGTAACGGCTTTAATATGTGTACTTTTGAATTACACCTTAATGCTTGTATTAGCAAGCGGCATTGCGTTCGTAGTAGGTCAATTTACTACTAAAACGTTATACACTTTTGGAACTTCTCGTACAGCTAGTTCTATGGTAGGTTCCGTCGTCGATGTAGGGATTTGGGTATTTTTAGGTCTAAGTCCTATTGGAGTAGGTACTGTTCCTTGGGAACGATTTTTCCAAGCAGTTTTAGGACAAGTACTTGTTCAGTTAATCCTGCAAGGCATTGCTGGCAAAGTGTACGATAAATATTTTAAATAGGAGCAGCATTGCTCTTATTTTTTATCTAGTAAACAAAATCGTGAAATTTGGTGTATAATAAAGTATAGAGATTTTCAATTCGTTTGACCTCTATACAATAAAAATAAACGGAGGATACCATGAAAACATTGGTCTTACTAAGTGGAGGAATAGACTCCACAACCTGTCTAGCTATGATGGTTAGAGCTTACGGCGCTGAAAATGTAGAAGCCGTTTCCTTTAGTTACGGACAGAAGCATATTAAAGAGCTAGAATGTGCTCAAGCTATTGCTAACTATTACGAAGTCAAGCATACTGTCCTAACTATCGATAGTCAAGTGTTTGCAGCTTCCAGTTCTACACTTATCCAAGGACACGGCGAAATGAACCACGGTAAAACTTACGCAGACATTCAAGCCGAAAGTCCGGGCGAAGTGGATACCTATGTACCCTTTAGAAATGGGTTAATGCTTTCACAGGCTGCTGCACTTGCATACTCTATAGGTGCCTATAAAATTGTATACGGAGCTCATAGCGATGACGCCGCAGGAGGAGCTTACCCAGATTGTACGCCCGATTTTTACGAAGCTATGAACGAAGCTATCTTCCAGGGTACGGGTGAAAAGGTTCGACTAGACGCTCCATTACTTACCCTTAACAAGTCCCAAGTTGTTAAACAAGGTCTTGCAATGCATGCTCCTTATCACCTAACTCGTTCCTGCTACGAGGAAGATTCAGTTTCTTGTGGCACGTGTGCAACTTGTATTGACCGTTTAGCAGCGTTTAAAATTAACCACGTTTTAGACCCTATTCCTTATAAATGATTTATTTTCAAAAAAAGTTCAATTATTTTTCAAAAAGGGGTTGCGTATTACCGGGTAATATGTTATACTTAACTTGTAAGTAAAACAAAAGAAAAAAAAAGAAAAGGAGAACTTACAATGAAAAAACTGAACCATAAGGAAAAATTTGTCGCAATGCAATACGCATGCATTTCACTAATCGTCGTGTTCCTTATCACGCTTGTAGGCTGCTGGCACCTGGAGTCTCGTATCGCTCGACTAGAGTTTGAAAACGAGCGTCAGGAGTATGTTATCGGACGACTAAAACAGCTTACTAAACGCGAAGAAAAGAAAGAACTTGACGAGTTCTACAAAGTAGTAGCTTACAAAATGCGTAACGGTAACTAACATTATTAGGAGAAAACAACAATGAACAATAATAAACTTGTAAAACTTGGACTTGGGACTGCTTTATTAGCTGCGAGCTTTATTGCTCAAACTGCTTTAGCTGATGTAACTAAACAAGGGACAGAGCTTATCGCGACTGACCCGCAGGTCACTGTCACTAAAAAGGAAGAAGACTCAATTTGGAGCGACGTCGATGTCAATATCAAAACTGACATCCCTGACCAAGTGACAATTAGTGAAGGTGATAAAATGACGTTTAACATTCCGGAAGAGCTGAATCTGGAAACGTCATACAACTTCCCTGTCTACAATGAAACTGGTGAAACGGAAGTAGGTACCGCTGACGTAAAAGCTAATGAGCGCACGGTGACGACGACTTTCAACAATTACTTTGCCGAGCATCCACTCGACAAGTCAATTAGTTTGAACTTTATGACAAAGATTAATCGCGAAATCGTGCAGGAAAATACCAAGCGTAATATTTCATTTAACGGTACAGTGGTCGAAATCAACGCAGGTTCAAAGGGAACTATCAATCCTAATGAAGAATTGTATAAGTACGGTTACCAAGACCGCGCTGACCAAAATGTCGTGCATTGGGTTGCTAGGCTCAATTATAAGCGCCAAGAAATGGTTGACGTTAATATTAGTGACACATGGTCCGACGACCAAGACTATATTGAGGGCAGCTTAATTTACTCCTATGTAAATGATGTAGACCCTTGGGTATACGATTCACCTGCGACGCAAGCATTGCAAAATACAAAATTCCATAAGAATGGGTTCACTACACACATTGACAAAATTCCTGGAAAGATTTTAATGGTCGAATATAAGACACGTCTACGCTCTTTGGAATATAATCCTACTAACTTATTCACCACAAGCTGGAACGGCGGATTTGTCAGTCACGAAGCTGAGACTAAGTTGTATGACGGAAACGGAAAAGCAACTGGCAAGTCTCGCCCTAAATGGGAAATTCCAAATGAAGCTCCTATTTTGGATAAACCGGAACTTAACTTGAATGAAGTGCCGCTACTTCCGCCGGCTCCTATTCTCGAAAAGCCTGAGTTGAATATTGAGGACATTCCAGTCCTTCCGCCAGCTCCGGTACTCGAAAAGCCAGAGCTGACAATTCCAGAAGAGCTTGAAAAGCCTTCCACTCCTCCTAGTGTAGAAAAAGAACCTATTAAAGTTGTTGAAGCAGTGGCTCAAAAGCAAACTAGTGAGCTTCCTAAAACAGGTGAAGACCGGACAGTATTCTTGTCAGTTATCGGCGTAGTTGCTATCATCGGTCTAGGATTTTGGATGCAAGACCGCGGAGGGCGTAAATGAACAAACAAGAAATAATTAGAATATTTAAAGAACTTCAGAAATCAGGTATTAATAAAGTATCCCTTAATACCGTACTTAGTTATCTCGACCAGCTCCATGAGCCTGGTCAGGTAATTGTACCTAAGCGCGTGCATGAGTTTATCAAGGACATGGTCAAAGATAAAGTGGACTTGATTCGAGCGCTGAACTTGTTCCTTGTTGACACAGAACATCGCGAATGGATTGAACAAGGAAATAATCAAGAATTGTTTGCTTGCGGTTACATGTTCGGTAGCAAAGCGCAGGAATCTGCTAGGTATTCAGTTCGAGTTAAGAGCGCCAGTGCTGAAAATGATTACTTGAATTGCTATATAGGTCTAAATGAGTGGGGATTCAGTAACGCCAATGAAACTAATGATTACCGAATTTATCATACACGTGAGCAGCTAGACGAAGCTGGATTTGGTTGGGTATTTAATTGCCCTGGAATTGAATGTATTGAAAAGGAGAATGAATGAGAGTTTGTAAACAATTTAGCTTTGATGCAAGTCATCAGCTAGTTGGTCACTTTGGGAAGTGTGCTAATTTACATGGACACACTTACAAAGTGGAAGTCAGCTTGGCAGGTGATACTGTCAAGGAAGGAAGCAGCGCAGGGATGGTTGTTGATTTTTACCACGTCAAAAAGTACGCAGGTGAAATCATTGACCGACTTGACCACGCTGTATTATTAAAAGGCGATGAACCTATTTCACAAGCAAATGTCGTTAATACGAAGCGCGTTTACTTTGGATTTAGAACTACAGCGGAAAACATGGCTAAGTTTCTAACGTGGGCGCTAGGTGTATTGATGCAGCCTTACGGACGCATTGACACTATTAGGCTATGGGAAACACCTACAGGCTATGCAGAATGCGATTTCTATGAAATCTTCAGTGACGAAGAAATTGAAACTTATCAAAACGTCATTTTTGTCGACGGTGATGAAAAAGTGACACTAAAGGAGATTATAGATGGTCAACGCTTATAATCAACCCGAACGTGGAAATATTAAAATTAACGTTCGGCAGAAAGATGTCATGCCTGTAATGGAAATCTTTGGTCCTACTATCCAAGGTGAAGGAATGGTAATTGGTCAAAAGACAATCTTTATACGTACTGGTGGATGTGACTATCACTGTAACTGGTGCGACTCTGCTTTTACGTGGAACGGGACGACTGAACCTGAATATATTTCCGGCAAGGAAGCAGCAGCTAGAATTTTGAAATTAGCTTTCAATGAAAAGGGTCAGCAAATTTGTAACCATGTTACTTTGACAGGAGGTAACCCTGCACTTATTAACGAGCCGATGGCTGAAATGATTGCAGAGCTAAAAGAGCATGGGTTCAAATTCGGTCTGGAGACCCAAGGAACTCGCTTCCAGGAATGGTTTAAGGAAGTAAGTGACATCACACTTAGTCCTAAACCGCCGTCAAGTGGAATGCGGACTAATATGAAAATTCTCGATAAGATAATTGACCGCATGAACGAAGAAGGACTTGACTGGTCTTTTAAAATCGTAATTTTCGACGACGTAGATTTAGCCTTTGCTCGAAACATGTTTACAGAGTTTAAGGACAAGATGCGTCCAGTCAATTACTTGTCAGTTGGAAATGCTAACGCCTACGAAGAAGGTAGCATTTCAGGTCGACTTTTAGAAAAGCTAGGCTGGCTATGGGATAAGGTATTTGAAGACCCGGCATTTAATGATGTTCGTCCTTTGCCTCAGCTTCACACTTTGGTATATGATAACTTGAGAGGAGTATAGAATGAAAATTGATGAACTAGATAAAATTGGAAACCTACTAGGACGTAAGCACGGACATGCGTCACTTTCACCAGATGAAATTGTCGCACTTGATAACGCTCAAGCAGCTCTTCCGGCCTTGTTTGACGTATTAGGCGAGGACGCGAAGCGTGACGGGCTACAAGAAACACCGTTCCGCTTTATTAAAGCACTCGCTGAACATACTGTCGGGTACAGAGAAAACCCTGCTAAACACTTGGAAAAGACCTTTGACGTAGACCATCAGGACCTCGTGCTTGTTAAGGATATCCCGTTCAATTCCCTTTGTGAACATCATTTAGCACCGTTTGTAGGTAAGGTACATATTGCCTATATTCCTACTGACAAAATTACAGGTCTTTCAAAATTTGGTCGAGTTGTTGAAGGATATGCTAAACGGTTGCAGGTTCAGGAGCGACTGACTCAGCAAATCGCTGACGCTATTGAGACAGTTTTGAAGCCACAGGCTGTTGCAGTTATTGTCGAAGCGGAGCATACTTGCATGAGTGGACGCGGTATTAAGAAGCATGGAGCAAGTACTGTTACTTCAACTATGCGTGGGCTATTTAAGGACAACGCTTCTGCTCGAGCAGAGTTACTTCAATTAATTAAAGGATAAGGAGATTATATGAAAGCATTTAAACGTAAAAAACTAGTCAGTGAGTTGCAACTTATTCTCACGCTGCTGTTTGTAGTAGCATTAGTGGTAAGTAATATTATTACAAGTAAACAAGTTTTACTGCCTTTTAATATTACTATGACTGGAGCCGTGTTCGTGTTCCCTATTACCTATATTTTGTCCGACCTTGTGTCTGAGGTGTACGGCTACCGATGGAGCCGTTTGACTTGCTACTTCGGTTTCGCAGCTAACCTCTTCGCAGCTCTTGTCTTTAGTGCTGTTATTCAAAGTCCTGCGCCGAGCTACTGGCAAAATCAGGAAGCGTTCCAAACCGTGCTAGGAAGTACCCCTCGCGTACTCGCTGCTTCACTTCTTGCGTTCGTTATAGGTGACTTTGTAAACGACCGAATTTTCGCTAAAATGAAACGTAAATACCCGGATTCAATTAAAGGCTTTGGAGCTCGTGCAATCTTCTCCAGTCTTATGGGGGAACTAGTGGATAGCCTTGTGTTCTTACCGTTAGCGTTTTGGGGACTAATGCCAGTCGAAACGCTAATTATTATGACTATTAGTCAGGTAGCTATTAAGACAGGGTACGAACTAGTTATTCTTCCGTTTACTACCCTTGCTGTTAAACTTGTAAGTCGATATGAAAGCAGAAAGGTCGAAAATGAGTATTGATTTATATTTCGCAGGAGGTTGCGCGAGTAGAATAGAGGACTTTCTATTAGTTCATAACGGCAACCGACTATTTACTCAAAAATACGAACGTAATACGACAGGGAACTTATGGATTGACTACGCAGATAGTCATCCTGATTTTACTGGAAAATTATTCGTTGACTCTAGCGCTTACGGAGCTTGGACACGGAACGTGAACATTGATTTAGATGACTATATTGGGTACCTAAACGAAAACGATGGTTGTTTCTCCGTTATCGCTTCACTTGATGTTATTCCTGCGAGTAAGGGGGAGTTTGCTACACGTCAGCAGGTAATCGACGCAAGTGAACAATCTTGGGATAATTATCTTTATATGTATGATAAAGTCTGGGATAAGGATAAAGTTATTCCTGTTTTCCATATTGGAGAACCCTGGAGTTACTTAGAGAAAATCCTAGCTTATCGTCATCCAGACGGCTCTAAAGTTCAATATATGGGACTCGGTGGGCTTGTAGGTACTCACAGGAACGACCGAATGAAATTTATGTCCCAAGTTTTCGAACGTATTAAGAAGAGCTCCAATCCGGAAATTAAAGTACATGGATTCGGTGTAACGGACTTACTTTTACTTAACCAATTTCCGTTCACTTCTGCTGACTCTACTTCTGCAATTATTACAGGAGCAATGGGGAACATAATGACACCTTATGGTATTGTTAGTTTTGCTCGTAAAACTGGAGGCGCTGAGACTTTTTACCGGCTAAGTAAGCCTATACAGGATAGCATCTTACAGCTTATTGAAGAGTCTGGACTAGGATTTACAATTGAGGAACTGGCAGAAAATTACATTGCTCGGGAGTTAATTAATTGTCAGTATTTACTTGACTGGGCTAAGTCTTACAAGTACACTCCACCTAAGCACAAACAGAACCGCTTATTTTAGTAAAATAAGGACTTATTTAAAAATAAGTCCTTTTTCTGTTTACAAAATTCAGTGATTTGGTGTATATTAAAGTGTAAACTTTAAACTATAGGAGGCTCCTTATGAGCATTAAATTTAAGACTCAAACGCTTATGAATGTAGTAGGTCAGTTAAACCGCCTATCCGCAAGTAAGCTACTGGAAATTACCCGTTATTGGTACATCCAAGGATACGACGGTGTAGTTACTTTTACAGGATATGATGGTTCCAATTGGCTGCGCTATACTTTAGAAGCTGACGGCGAAATCGACGTTATTATCAAAGCTGACCAGTTCGGTAAGCTAATTGAAAAAACTACTGTAGACACCGTAACTCTTACACCCAAGGACGATTACTTAGAGGTCAAAGGTAACGGTACCTATAAAGTCGATATTGTTACTGGTGACGAAGTGTATCCGTCCTTTGACGAAAAGCTACCCGAAGATTTAGATGAAAGTGATGCTAAACTTTTAAAATCTTCATTATTTTACAATGTAGCTAATGTTAATGATTCCGCAGTATCGAAAAGTAATGCTGACGGAGTATACACAGGTTATTTATTAGACCACGACCGTGCTATCACTTCGGACATTATCCGGATATGTTTGAACCCTATTTCGGATATTGGGACTAAATTACTAATCCCTGCATCACTTATGCGCCTACTGTCGTCTATTACGGAAGACAAGCTGTATCTGTGGACATTCGAAGATGACTACATTTACGTATCTACTTCGAACATTGAAATCTATGGACGTACTATGGAAGGTATAGAAGACTATCAAGATATGAGTATCATGGACGAGCAGGAGTTCGAGGGCTCTTGTACTTTACCAACGGCAGAAATTCAAAGCATCCTGGAGCGTTTAACATTGTTTATGACCGCTTTCGACAAGGGTACTGTTAGTTTAGACTTTGGCCCTAAGCAGCTTGCTCTTATTACTACTAAAGGTTCAAAGGAACTTGTTAAGTATGTCAGCGTAAGTCACGGAGCGGACTTCACTTGCAACATTAATAGCTTACTGCTGCGGGACATTTTAGCTACTGTAAGTGACGAACACTTTAACCTTTATTATGGTAATGAGCTTTGCCTTAAAATTGAAGCTAATGACGTAGTGTATTACTTAGCTACTCAGGAAGAGAGTGATGCAGAATGAGTAATAAGCTATCCCGCATAGCTAAAATGGTGGCAGTAGAAAAAGTGAATGAACCCGCTAACAATTTTGTAGAAAGGTTCACTCATGCTATTGAAACTACACAAGCGCCTTACACTCCGTCGACGTATTATAAGCCTAGCGGAGTAGGAGGCTGCATTCGGAAAATGTACTTTGAACGTACAGGTCAAGCTTTGCAAGATAACGCAAGCTACAATCTCATTGCAATGGGCGAAGCTGGTACATTTAGACACGAGGTATTACAAGAGTACATGGTTAAGTTATCTAAAACTGACCCGGACTTTGAATGGTTAGATGTGGCGCAGTATTTAGAGCAGCATCCAGTCGAAGGAACAATCGTCGACAAAAATTTCGTAAAAAATGAGTATGAGACAAAATGTAAGAACGAGCTTCTTCAGTTGTCGTTCCTATGCGATGGCCTTGTAATATGGCAAGGGAAAACGTACATCATGGAAATTAAGACGGAGACTATGTTCAAGTTCAATAAGCATACGGAGCCTTACGAGGAGCATAAGATGCAAGCTACTTGCTATGGTATGTGCTTAGGAGTGGATGACGTACTGTTCCTGTATGAAAACCGTGATAACTTTGAAAAGAAAGCATATACTTATCATATTACTGACGCTATGAAGGAGCAGGTACTGGACAAGCTAGTTACTTGTGAGGAGTATGTAGAACGAGGTGAAAGTCCTAAAATATACTGCTCGTCTAACTATTGTCCGTATTGTAGAAAGGAGGGACGAAATCTATGACATATACTGGTAAAATGTTCGAACAAGATTTCTTCTCTAGCTGGAAGTCCTGTCCTGACGGAACTCACCTAACTCGACTATATGATACGACAAACGGATTTAAGGGTATTCAAAATCCATGTGACTTTATTTTAGCTTGTGAAGTAGGTACGGTCTATTTAGAACTGAAAGCTACTAAGCAGGCATCACTTAGTTTCAGTAATGTAAGTGACCATCAGTGGCAAAGTTTACTGGAAGCTGATACAAGTGATTACGCTATAGGAGGCTTACTTGTTTTCTTCTACGAAAAGCAGTTACTTAGGTGGTATCCTATCCGCCAGCTAGAGGAATTACGTAAAGCAGGAGCTAAGAGCATCAACCCTGACAAGCTTCCTAATGTAGGGTATCCCGTCAAATTTTATGGTAAGCGTATTAGGTGTACTTTTGATATTTACTCGCTTATAGAAGCAATTGAGCTTCATTCAAAGGAGGCCTTAAATGTCAAACAAACCTAAACTTCCTAAAATAGATATCCGTGAGCACGAGATTAGGGAAGCTAAGGTTACGGCCGATAGTTATGGGGATATCGTTAATCGAGTAGTTGACGAGGTAGTAGAGAGTGCTTGCAATGTACTGGATGTTACTATTAGTGAAATTCAGGAGCTGTTAGCGCTCGATACGCCGCCTATAGCGGACTTAAACTATTTCATAGGGTATTTACCGACGGCTATGTACTTCGTAGCAGACAGAGCGGAATTTGTAGGAATACAAATGGATTCAAGCTCGGCTATCCGTCGCGAAAAGTATGACGAGTTATATGCACTTGCTGCTGGGAAAACTATTCCTGACAAGGAAGCAGAGACTCGAAAATTAGTAATGAATGAAACTGTCGTAGAGGCTGCCTATAAAAGGGCATATCGAAAAGTTCAATCGAAATTGGAGCAAGCTGACAAAGTGCTTGCGTCCCTAAAACGTATTCAGCAATGGCAATTAGCTGAGCTGGAGACTACATCAAGAAATTCTGGAGGAATAACATTAAATGCAAGAAATTCGCGTAAAAGCAATCGACAAGAAACTTGACCCGCTTAGATTTACAGAGGACTGGGTAGATGTGCGTATTAGCTCTGTAATGTATTTAGACGCAGTTCGCTCACCTGAGCAATTTAAGGAGCACGCAATTACTGCACAACTAGAATATAGTCGCAAGTCCTTGCAGACAACCCAAGTAATTAGTATCCCTGCTGGACATTCCATCAAAGTCGCTCATGGATTTGCCTTGGAGCTCCCTAAAGGTTACGAAGCTATCCTTCATCCTCGCTCAAGTCTTTTCAAAAAGACGGGACTTGTATTCGTTTCAAGTGGCGTAATTGACGAGGGTTACAACGGCGACAATGATGAATGGTTCTCTGTTTGGTATGCTACTAAGGATACTGATTTGTATTACGACCAGCGCATCGCTCAATTCCGTATTCAGGAAAAGCAGCCTAAGTTGAAATTTGACTACGTTGATACTTTAGGTAACGATGACCGTGGAGGGCATGGAAGTACAGGTGATTTCTAATGAAGCTTGAGCAAATTATGAAAGATTGGAACAAGGACTCCAAGGCTCTTGTAGCTGTACACGGGTTAGAGAGGGAAAACCTACCTAGGATTCCCTTTTCTACTCCTATAATGAACTATCAAACCTATGGCGGCTTACCCCGCAAACGTGTTATCGAGTTCTTTGGACCTGAGTCAAGTGGTAAGACCACGTCAGCACTGGACATTGTTAAAAATGCTCAGTATATTTTCCAAGAGGAATGGGAGCAGTTGCAGGAAGATTTGAATGCTCAACTAGAGGAGCTTCAAAACGCAAAAGGTTCGAACAAGACTAAAATCAAGGAAATTCAAATGCGCTTGGACGCTCATAAGGAACCACTGAAAATTGTGTACCTGGATTTAGAAAACACGCTGGACACGGACTGGGCTAAGAAATTAGGCGTTGACGTGGATAACCTTTGGATTGTACGTCCGGAACATAACTCTGCAGAAGAAATCTTACAGTACGTTATTGACATGTATGACACAGGCGAAGTAGGACTTATCGTTTTAGACTCGCTTCCTTATATGGTTAGTCAAAACCTACTGGACGAGGAACTAACTAAAAAAGCTTACGCAGGTATTTCAGCGCCGTTGACGGAGTTCAGTAGGAAGGTAACGCCGTACCTGACCAAGTACAATGCTATTTTCTTAGGTATTAATCAAATCCGAGAAGACCTAAATAGTATGTATTCTACATACTCAACCCCAGGCGGTAAGATGTGGAAGCACGCTTGCGCTGTTCGTATCAAGTTCCGCAAAGGAGATTTTATTGACGAAAAGGGCGAAAAAGTGAACCGTTCTGCTCGTAACCCTGCTGGTAACATGGTCGAAGCCTTTGTAGAAAAGACCAAAGCATTTAAACCTGACCGTAAGCTAGTTCAATATACCTTGTCTTACCACGAGGGTATTCAAGTAGAAAGTGACTTAGTTGATGTAGCTATCGAATATGGGTTTGTTAGTAAGACTGGCGCATGGTTCAGTATTTTAGACCCTGACACGGGAGAACTTCTCCAGGACGCAAACGGTGACGATTTGAAATTTCAAGGTAAAGCTAAAATTGTAGACCGTTTGCGGGAGGATGACCAAGTATTCGATGACTTAATGACTTGCGTACACGAGGCTATTTCTTACGAGGAACAATAGAATGGTTCAACGAACATTATTTTCGCGACCTAGTGGCCCAAAGGTTTCAAAACCTATTAGACCACGGTCTGCTAGGAGGATAGACTCTAAAATCCTGGAGTTAATAAACCGCAGAGAGCGTCAAATTTTAGTTCATTCAAACCTCTACTATCGTCAAAACGTCAATCTTATTACGGACGGACAGTATGACAGATGGAGTCACGAACTTTATGAACTTATCCAAGCTCACCCAAATGAATTTAGAAAATCTGCATGGTACAAGGATTTTCGAACATTCGATGGTAATACAGGTATGGGTCTTCCTTATACAGACCCTTGGGTAGAAGGTACTGCTAACCACTTATTGAAAATATCAGGAGGAAATTTAACTTGATTAACTTAGCTAATACATATCGACCTAGGAAGTTTTCGGAAGTAGTAGGTCAGTCATATGTTAAGGAAATTTTAATGAATCAGTTAGAGACTGGGGAGGTGAAACATGCTTACTTATTTTGCGGCGGAGCAGGAACAGGTAAGACCACTTCTGCTCGTATTTTTGCAAAAGAGGTAAACGATGGAAAAGGAACACCTATTGAAATTGATGCTGCCTCAAACAATGGCGTAGAAAACGTCCGGGATATTATAGAGGACAGTAAATTCAAGTCCTTGGACAGTCGCTATAAGGTTTACATCATTGATGAAGTACACATGCTTTCAACTGGAGCATTTAATGCTCTTTTAAAAACACTTGAGGAGCCTCCTGCTGGGACTATCTTTATCCTCTGTACTACTGACCCGCAGAAAATACCTGCGACTATTATGTCCCGGGTTCAGCGATTTGACTTCACTCGTATCCCTAATGAAGATATCGTTCACCAACTAGCTTACATCTTAGAAGCTGAATGTCAACAAGGTGCGCCGTATAGCTGGGACTTAGAAGCTCTTGCTTTCATCGGTAAGCTAGCTAATGGAGGCATGCGGGACGCTATTACACGTTTAGAAAAGGTACTGGACTATGCACAGGACGTAACCGTGCAAGAAGTTGTTAGGGCTTTAGGAACGCCGGACTATGAAACTTTTGTAGCACTTACTGACACTATTATTTCTAATGATACTGAAGCAGCTTTGCGAACACTTGATGACTTTTTTATGTCAGGTAAAGACCTAAAACTTACTATGCGCAACTATACTGACTTTTTAGTTGATATATGTAAGTATGTACTTACGCAAGACTTGTCCTTTACGTCACTACCTGACCATTTAGAGGTAGATTTGAAACGCATTCGACAGGCTACTGAATACTCCCTATTGCTATGGATGCTAGAGGAAATGAACAAACTGAACTCTACTATCAAATGGGAACCTAATGCTAAGCCTATTATTGAAGCTCAAATATTGTTAATGACGCAGGAGGACTAATATGGTCAATTTCATTGGTCAACGCAAAGCTAAAGAGTTTGTAAAGCAGCGCAAGTACCTACCTAACTCTACTTTAATTATAGGTGGTAAGAAGTCCGGGAAGGCTACGTTCGCACGCTATATAGCGGAAGAGCTCGGTTATGACTGTATATTCATTGACAACAAGGTAGACAGTATTCGGGACATGATTGAACTGAGTAGTAGCCTTGCCAGCCCTACCTTGTTTGTAGTGCGTGCGTCAGGGATGTCCATAGGAGCAAAAAATAGCTTATTGAAAGTTACCGAGGAGCCTCCTAAAAATGTTCATATTTGTATGCTAGCTTATACAGAGGGTGACGTTTTAGATACGCTAATTTCTAGGTCTTGGGTTATTCCTCTGCTACCTTACTCCACGGACGAAGTCACTTATTACTTGGAACGATTTGTAAAGTCTAGTATAGATATTACGCAGCTTGCGCAGGCTTTCAGTAGTCCAGGGCAAATACAGTATCTTGTTCAGGCACAAGGAAAGGAAGCACTATCGCTATATTTAGAAAAGGTTCAGTTCTTTTATGACAATATTTTTGAAGCATCTTCCAGTAACGCCCTTAAAATAGTAGACTGGTTCAAACTAAAGGATACGGACACGAGGGACGACGCACTTATCCCGGAACTGTTCTTAGAAATAGCTATGAACTATATTGGGTATGAAAATCGAAAGGTTACGGATACTCAAGTCCTTTTAGCTAATTACGGTCTACTGAAACTTTTGTCTAAGTGTTTAGGAACGGTATCAGCTAAGGGTAAGAACAAATTATTCGCATTGAACAAACTCATAAAGGAGGTTCAGGAGATTGGTTAATTTAATGGAGTTTATGACTCATATTAAGGAAGACAGATTACTACCGTTCTACATCTTTACTGGCGAAGAAATTGGACTAATGAACTTTTATTTAGGTAAGATAAAAGTACCTGTTAAACGGGAATCTAGCGTAGCGTCTATTCTACGTCCATTGACTCAACGCTCTATCGTAGCAAATGACAAGGTCTTTGCGGTACGGGATGATAAAGACTTCCTATCTACTGAATCGCGGTGGAGGTCTTTAGAGGATATTAAATACGGGACTTTAATCTTACTTTACACTAAGATTGACGGACGTAGTAAGTTCCTAAAACAGTTCGCAGACCATGTGGTTCAATTTGACCGAATGACTACTACTCAGCTAATGAACCATTTTTCGAAAAAGTTCAAAGTACCTGCTGACGTACTGGAACAAGTCATTGAACTTTGTGCTCGCGATTACTCCCGCATTGAAAACGAGCTGGACAAGATTAGCCGAGTGAAATTACCTACTAAGGAAGCCGTGGACTTCCTTATTCATAAGGACTTACAGTTCGAAGTCTTTGAGGCCGTGGATAGTGTTATTAGGTATGAACCTCAACGAGCCTTTGAATATGTTCAAACCTTAGTAGCTACGCAAGAAAATGTATTAGGGTTCCTTACTCTTTTATACAATAACTTTGCAGCTGCCGCACGAATACTAGGTACTGAAGGCGCAAAGGAGTCCACTATTAATATCAAGCAGTTTATGATTAACAAAATTAAGGGTAACTTTAACTATTCCTTAGACTCCGCTTTCGAAGGGATGACAATTATTAGTGATACTGTTGAAGGAATTAAGACCGGTCTATATACCGATGTCGTAGGTGTACAAATGTGCTTACTTAAAATTTTCGATTTATCGTAAACAAAATCACCTAATTCGGTGTATATTACATTAAACAGTTAAGGAGGTACACATGGGTAATAAATCACCTACTGCACGCATTTTACTAGCCGGAAATTTAGGTTACCTAGAAAACCTAATCTCGCACTATGGAGGCTCTACGCCTATTGAAAATATTTATCAACAAGAAAAGGAAAAACATAATGACAAACATTAAACGATTTAAGCAAATTGTAGTGGACACTATTAGCCGCGACGGAATTGACAATCTTATGGATTGGCTTGAAAATGATACGGACTTCTTCGCTGCTCCTGCTAGCACACGTTACCATGGTTCCTACGAAGGCGGACTATTGGAGCATTCCTTGAACGTATATGACCGACTTGTATGGGAAATGGAACATACAGTAGGCGCAGGATGGGAAGACATTTATAGTCCTGAAACGGTCGCTATTGTAGCTTTGTTCCATGACCTTTGTAAAATTGACCGATACATCCTTACTGAAAAGTGGCGCAAGGACGCTGACGGTCAATGGGAAGCTTATGATGCGTATGCCTATAACCGCGAAAAGTCTGAAATGGGACATGGTTCACAATCCGTATTCTATCTTCAAAAGTTCATTCAACTTACTGAAGTCGAAGCGCAGGCTATCTACTGGCACATGGGAGCATATGATATTAGTCCTTATGCTACACTTGCAGCTTGTAGTGAAACTTTTAAATGGAACCCATTATCTTTCCTAGTTCACCGCGCAGACATGGCCGCTACTTATGTAGTTGAAAACGAAGCATTTGTTTATGGAGAAGGTGAGCAGGAAGTAGCGCAGGAAGAGCTTGTAGAAGAAAAGCCTGCTAAAGTATCCCGCCGTTCTCGTAAGAAAGTAGGAAAGGGCCCAGAGCCTGTTGAGGAAGAGCCTGTTGAGGAAGTAGCAGAGGAGGAAAAACCTAAACCTACTCGTCGTCGCCGTAAAAAGGTTGAGGAGCAAGTAGAAGAGCAGGAGCAGGAAAAACCTACTCGAATTACTCGTCGCAAAAAAGCTGAACCTAAGGAAGAGCCGCAAGAGGACGTAGAGGAGCAAGAGGCAGAAAAACCTAAGTCCTCTATTAGGATGCCACGTAAAGGAGCACGCGCAGCTACTAAACCAGTAGAGCCTAAATCATACTACTTCTATAATGAAGAGGACGGTTACTACTACAAGAAGGACGAAAATGAACCTGACAATGACGGTGACATTTTAGTAGACGAGCAGGAATATCTTGATGCTATGTGTCCAGTATTGGAAGAAGACTTCTTCTATGTATTGGATGGCGAAGCTCACGTACTGCGCAAAGGTGAACGCCTGCCGGAGGAGTATGACGAAGAAACTTGGGAGCCGATTACTGAAAAGGAATACACTGACATGACGGAGCCTAAAGAAAAGACCGTTGTGAAAGCGTCCCGCAAACGTCCATCCGCTAGTCGCAGACCTCGCCCTTAATTAGAAAGGATAACTAATATGTGTAAAAACTGTAAAAACGAAGCAACTGAAACTGATTTGTCAATCGGTTTCAGTATGACTTCAGAAACTACTGGAAAAACTATTCATATCGAACGAACTGAAGAGGAGCTGCAGGAGTTTGCTAGTCGAATGGAAGACAAAGCCCTTGAGGGTGACGAAGCTGCTGCAACTGGAGTAGCCCTTGTCTATGCGCTAGAAGAACGCGCAAAGGCGTATCACCGAAAAGTAAGTAATTTGGACGCTCGTCACGAAACGCTGCTAGAGACTCTTCAGGATTTCAAAGAGAACTATACTACCGCAGAGGAGTTTAAGAAAGCTATTGAGCATGTATTGAAAGCTGACAAGGTCACTGAGCAAGTGTTTGACATGCTTTCTGGTAGAATGGAGGACTTGTAGCATGGAAAGAGTATGCGCAACGTTTGACTTTGAATACGAAAATTGTACGAAGCCTATTCGCGTTGACGCATTGTTTGAAACTGTACAAGACTACGAAGATACTTTTAGGTTTATTAATAATTATATAGACGAGCGTGACGATTTTGACTGCAAATGCGTCACGCTTGTTCCGTACAATGAAGACATCAATGGCGACATTGTCGCTGTTGACTGTCTAGTGAAACTAGAGCGTGTCCGGGCAGTTCGAACAACGTGTCGAGTTATTAAGTATGAGGAGCCAAAAGATGCAAGAAAGTAGACGAGTAATATCCACTAAGGTCAAGCAATTTAGGGAGGATTACATCCGCGCACGTGCTCGTGTATTGCTTTTAAAAGGACAGGCCGTAACAGAGGACCAATTATCAGAAATCGTGCAACTGGAGCAGTTTATAGCAGCTGTAGACGCTATGGTGGAGGTATTTCCCGAAGCACAACGCAAGATTATTCGCCTATCCATACTAGACGATTTGCCAGTCACTAAAGTAGCTATTGACGTAGGATATCACTATACCTGGGTATTAGAACTTAGGGACAGGGCTGTCAAAACAATTGAGCAGGTACTTAATGGTGACATTATTTTGTCTGAATTAGGCCTTAATTTGAAAGGAGCTATACATGATTCTATTACTTAGGATTATTGCATCTATTGCTATTCTAATGTTTGCTGTTATTGTACTCTCTAGTTTATTTGACTTGTCAACTAAAAATGGGCATCCCTTAACGCTGACGGAAGTGATAGGTGATACTATTGCTTCCATTATTGCTAGCGCCTGGATAGTGTTCCTTATCTATGTATTGGAGCGTATGCAATGAAGAAGCCTATACCTACACGCGCAGCAAGCAAGCGCCAAGAAACTAAAGTAGCAAAGCTATTAGGCGGCAAAGTTCAACCTAATAGTGGAGCTACCGACTACTCTAAGGGTGACGTAACTACTGACGAAATGCTACTTGAGTGTAAAACATCGATGAAGTCGAAGCAGTCCTTTTCTATTAAAAAGGAATGGATGGACAAAAACGAACTAGAACGATTTAGTATGAAGAAAGACTATTCAGGGCTAGTGTTCGATTTTGGGGATAACGGTAAGCAGTACATAGTTATGGAAATGAGTCAGTTTAAACGACTACTAAGCGAACGTAATCAGGAGGACTAATGGCAGGAAGGCTATATACAATTGACAAGGACGGAACTATTAGTGAGCTTCAGCTAGAGCAGGGCACGACAGGAAGCTATGTCGACGTCACAGAGCTTGACCCTATTGTTCTTCAGTCTGTATTAGAATTTATTCAGCGCAGCCGGGTAGGCGTCACAAAGTACGGAACAACTTTAGCTGACAACGATACGGACAATTTTATCCAGCATGTAAAGGAAGAGGCAATGGACTTTGTGAACTACCTGAGCAAGCTAGAAAGTCAACTAAAAAAGTAGACCTATTTATAGGCCTACTTTTTATTATTGATAAAGTGCTACGAGTTGATTAGCACAATCTTCAATTTCACTGACTAAGTGAAGACTTTGACGTTTTCCTTGTTCCGCTCTTGCTTTAATACGTCCGTTGAGGTATTCAATTCTTTCAGTGACTTGTTTGATAATGTTAATTCTAGCTTCGCTCTCCATGTCGCGAGTAATAGCTGTTCCTACTTCAGCGAGTGGAGCTGCTTTAAAGACTGCTCGGTCCATTTCACTTTTCTTAATGACTGAACCTAAGTCTAAATACAAGTTAGGATTAATTTCAATTACCTTGTACTGTTTATCTGTTTCGTGAACTTTGATGCTTTCGTAGTGGAATGTGTAATCCTTGCGTCCGTCTTTCCAAGTTGGTGTAACGTAACCGAAATAAAGTGTGTTGTTCATGTTTTACCTCTTTCTGCGCTATGCGCTTTGTTTTACTTTATATATACATTATACAGTATTACCCGGTAATAGTCAACCCTTTTGCTGCAGAAAATTGAACTTTTTTCGATTTTTTTTGAAAAAAAAATAAGGCCGGAAGCCCTATTCTTTTATAAGCTGCTCATAAGCATAGTTAATAAGTTCATCGCGGGAGAACTGGAACACCTTACCGTTAAGACTTACAACAGGAAGTAGCTCATTGGTCATTGCCACAAATCCTTGTCCCTTGTCTGTATTTAGGTACTCCATAGTATTCATTAATACGGTGACTTCTTCTTTTTCTTTAATAGTACCCAGCATCTTCATCACCTACCTTTCTTATTTTTGCGTTACAGTTTAAGCAGCGCCAGTATCTGCTACTAGGAACGGGCATAAGGTTATCACTGATTTGCTCACCCGTTTGCGTTATAGTAAAAGTTCCAGAGTATTTGAACGTTCTACCTATATAGGTAGAATTACATATTGGGCATTGCATGACTTTAATCCTTTCTAATATTTCGATACAGCTCTACGCATTCACTGTCTGCGAACTTCCTACCGTCTTTGTAGACAAGTCCTTGCGGCAGCTTACTAGCAGGTATTCCCTCGTCTAGTAAGTCCCCTATCGTGTGACAGTAAGCGGTTAGTACTGTAAACAAGCCCGGCGCGTGCTCTTTAGTGAGTTGAACTTCCGTACACGTCATCCAGGGCTGCGGACACTTGGTAAATATTCGAATTCCTTTATCATAGCTATGGTCAGGGTCGATGTTACCTAGCATTTTCAAGTGAACACCGTTTAGCTTCATGTCCAGGAAGACCTGAAAAGCGTCCATCTTAGATAGGTACTTACAAGTGACTTTAGTTAGTTCTAGTTTTTCAATTTTATGGACTTCCGTCGCAGCATTTTCACGATAGCGTACTTGACGCTCGTGAGTTGACTTTTTAGGTTTTTTCTTTGCCATTAGTACCTCCTCTGTTGGTTGTCGTATTTTATTCGGCGAGAAAGCTCCGCCTCTTTTCTAAGTTGGATGCAGTTTTTGATGTGTTCATGCATAGGCTTACAGTAGTAAGCAAGTCGCTCTGCGTCAATCATAAATTCACTGCTTAATCCTGCGTCTACTTCATACCCTCTAAAAGTCATTCCTTTGCGAAAGCTAAGCTTGCGGTAGAATCCATTACCTACTTGCGTTACAAAATGAACTAGGGACATAGGTATCCAAACACGCGCAAGTGATGCGTAGTTAGGAATTTCAAAAAGCAGGCGCCGTTTATCCTCATCGACTGCTTTTATACAGGAGTTTTGAAAATACGTGAATTGCCATCCTTGTTTACTCAATAGTTAGCTCCTTTCTATTCCATGTATCCATCTTTTATCCAAATTTCAGGAATACGGTCACCGAATGGGCGCGAAAAGTACAGCCCTGCTCCTACGGACAAAGAAAAGTTCATTAGTTCTTCAGTAGTTTCAAAGTTTACTAAGATACTAATATTACCAGATTCAATGTTACTTGAGATTTTAGCGCTAACTTTTTCAAAAGCCTCTTGGTAATGTGTATAGACGTCCATTTCGTCCATACAGTAACGGGCGCTAGTTATTCGATATTGCATTATTTATCTCCTTTATAGTATGACTCAATCTCTATCACTTTTGAACACGCATTAGGTCTTAATTTATTAGTTCCTTTGAACGCTTCAGCTAGTGTTTGAAAGGTTAGGTCACGGATTGTATTTCCGTATATTCCGGCTACATGTGAAATGGAGTGGTCGGCGTATGGAAGATTTAAGGCTGCGAACGTAATATGCATCATAAGTGAGTAACTCATACACCATTCATAGTAGGTGTCCACGTACTCAGTCAGCTCTTTCGCTAGGTCAGCTTGCGTATCGAACAAACTGACATATTCTTTAGTATATTTAGAAAGGGACTTGACTGTCGTGCGCCCGTCTGCTGCTTTATCCCTAAGTTCGCGAAGTTGATAAAAGTATTTCATATTAGTTCCTTTCTAATTATAAGGAAGTATGCCGCCAAAATAGTTGATTAGCATGTTCCACACAGGTAGCACTGTTGAACTTTTTAGCTAGTTGCTGATAATAAGCTACCTCTGTCCAGCAGCGTTGTTTTTCCATTTCAGTCGCACGCTGCCCGAAATCGACAGCGGCGACAAGTTCATTTCTATCAAAAATTGTCATTTTATTTCCTCCTTTAATATAATCCACTTTGGTCAGCAAATCCTTGCAACCATTTTAGCACTTTTAGCAATAACTTCGCAAACAATCGAACGATGAACATTTTAAACATCTCCTTCCAAAATTTCATCCGGCATTATTTTTGCATTTTCGCCGTGAAATTCTCCTTCAGTATAAGCCTCTAAATTAAAGTCGTTTTTAGGTACTTCGATTTTACCTTGTTGTATATTTTGAAATGTACCTCTAAAAGCATTCTTAGTTTCTTCACTAGGTAAAACCATAAGTGAATACTCTTCTACTTGTTTTTTAAACCTTCGACTTAGTGCTACTAGGAACCCTGTGAGATATGAGTTCTTGTAGGAAGTTTCACGTGATGGAAGTCTGTCTAATCGGTAACGAAGGTAGAGTAACGCCGCTTCGAATACTCTAGATACTAGTTCAGCGTCCTGTTTTTCACCAAAGAAAATTATTCGACTTTTGCGTAAACGACGGTCACGTTGGTCTACATAGAAGCATCTAAAATTATGAGCAAGAATGTAAGCAAGTTCCCTTTCCCACCAGAGGATTCGATTTGCTTCTTTTGCGATAGTTGAGGAAGTTTCGAAATTTTTAGGTTCGTCAAACTGTTCTACTTCCGCAAGTGCTATATTATTTTTTAGCATTAGTTTTTGAGCGAGAAGGAGGGCAGTTTGTCCTTCCTCGTCGCTCGGGTTATCGTTTGCTAGTTCAATGAGATTTTTAATTTTTTCGATAAGTTTTTCGTTCGACATTATTTGTCCTCCTCCGTTTATTTAGTATATTTTTCAAAGATGCTTAGCGCAGGAATTGCGCGGTTTTTGCGTTGTTCTGTAATAGGACCTTTGCGCTTACTATTAATAGCTTTCTTTGCGTCAGCTAAAGTCCTAATTCCTGAATGAGCGGCAGCGTGTAAAATAGCTGCTTCCTCCTTAGTCATCTGAATATACTTCAAAGACTCAGTATCTACATTAAACCCACCTAAGCTAACATACAAAGGAACGCAACCTTCTCCAATAGATGGAATGTTCCAAACTTTATAGCCTGCCGGAATTTTCTTCACTTCCTTGAATGTATGTCTTCCGTCGTTAATTGTTTTCATTGTTTTATACCCTTTCTATTATTTGTACTTTATCGAAATCTATGCGCCGTGCTGAAATGTCCTTATTGTATATATAACATTTTACGCCATCTAATTGAAATAACTTTTTAAAAATAGTTTCATTATGGTCAAATGACTCCCTGACCTCTTTATCTTCGAACTCTAATTCGATGACTGCTATTTTATATTCACCTCTTAAAAGTACGAACCCGGCAGCAGCTTTCGCCGAGTCCGCAAAGTAAATTTCTCCAAACCTAGTCTCTAACCCTCCAGCTATAATTCGCGGTAAGTTACGGTAAGGGGTTGCGTGATATAAAATCATTTAGCTACCTCCACTCTTTCAACCTTTAGTGATTCATTATCATAGAACCAAATACGTCCATCACTAAGACGTTCTAAACTTAGCCACTTACGACCTTTACGGTCAGCTACTTTAAATTCAGTACCTTGGATATTTACAACTTTCATTCCTACTTTTAGGTCTTTAACTTTTACCATCTTGTTTACCTCTTTTTCTTTTATTTAACTTTATGTATATATTATACAATATTACCGGGTAATACGCAACCCCTAAACCTCAAAAAATCGAATTTTTTTTTTATTTTTTTTTCAAAAAAAGTAAGGCCCGCTGAAGGACCTTACTTATAATTTTACAATCCTTCATCAATAATGACTACAGGATTACCATTACGGCTTTTAATAATAATTTCAGCGTCAATGTTTTCGCCAAAATTAAAAATCGGCGCAATGTGTTTAACTTCTACAAATACCTTATCTTCTACTTCATCATAGTATGGATTTAGTTCCTCCATATCTACTTCATAGTTTTCCATAAGTTCTTCCGCTGTAAGATAGGCTTCACTTTGAATTTCAAATTTCATTTTTAGTTCCTCCTTTTAGTTCCTTATTAAATGTCCAATGTTACTACATAAACGGCCGCAGTTGGGTCTTCCAAGTCCCATTCAATAATTTCTTCGTCGCTAAGTTTTTCCATTTGTAGGATTGTAGCTTTAGCGAAGTTTGAACCGTTCAAGATGTTTTCAATGTTCCCTGAACCCAGGACTTCTTCTTGTGTTCCGTTTACTACCATTAGGTATTCGTTAGTAAGTGCTTTTGTAAGTTGTTCGAATTTCATTTTGTTTACCTCGTTTTGTTTTACTTTATATATACATTA